GTGATGATTTCACCCAACGGCAACTCGGCTGCCACCGTCGGAATGTCCAACGACGTACCGTCTGCCTTCACCGCCGTCTTGTACACGAAACTCTTGTTGCCTGCGAACCCTGCGCAATAGATTTGGTTCTGCCCAGCCGCAAACCCGACCCACTCGAAGTTCGTGTTCGGATGCGAGAACAGGGGCGACGGGTTGTTCGCGGACGAACCAGCGGTGGTCGTGATGTTCCACAGTCTGTGCTTGTCGGCGGCCTGCCCGCCAACCATCAAACGACCCTTCACATACCCGATCTTGCCCGCCTCAATACCGGTGATGTAGGCCGACGACGCACCCGTACCGGCGTCCGTCTGGTCGATGTCGCCGTTGCTGTACGAATAGAACACGTGATACCCGTCGGATGCCAACGAATGAATGTTCGACGCCGCCGTACCAGTCACCGTCGTAAACGTCGAAAGGTCGGTGGTGAACTTGATGTTCTGCCCGTCCGACAAATAGACGCGGGTATCGGCAGTCGTCAAGAACAGGTTGCTGTTCGCGGACGACAACACCTGCGACGTGTCCGGCAGCAGCGAGATGCGGCCACGCGTCCACGGGTCGATACCTTTCGACGTGTTGAAACGGAACGCCTCAGCCTCCGCCGTATCCGCATACTGTTGACCGGCACCGTAATGCCACGACGACTGCGAACGCCGCCACAAACCCTGCGGGTTCAACGACGCCTCACCAGGCTCCGAAGATTGGTCCACCGAGTCGCGGACACGCGCATCGAACACCCGCGAAAACTCGTTGCTCGCCATGTCCAACATGTACGGGCGACCGTTGATCGCCACAGGATAAATGTCGGGCACCAACTCCGACGAACCCGTACCCGAATAGAACGCGGTGGCGGGAAAGAACGCCGCCGTGAAATCGTTGAGCGTAGCCATGCGGCTACTTCCTGAACTTGATCGGGAACTGCGCCTTCAACCGCCCAGCCTCAGCAATGACCCGTTCCCTACGCAACCGCATCACGTTCGCCATCGACTGTGCGATGGCACCAGCCTGCACCTCGTCGGCTCGCCGCGTATCCGACTGCGACTCCGTGAAGTTGCGTTTGATTTCACGCGGAGCCATCAACCGCATAATCACACCCAGCTCAATGATGTCGTCGCACGTCGCAGGAAGAAAACAATCCGTCGTCAAATCCGATGCCTCCGTCGCCGCCTTCACGAACGGGGCCTTGTGACGCACCCGCAACGTCCCCGCCATCACCGGCTGATCGAACACCAGACTGTTACCCGACGCGAAATCCGTCGTCGGCAAACCCGTCTGCAACCGCACCAAATGAATCACCGGATACTCGTCCGCCAAATACCGTAGACGCACATCCAACAACTCCAGAATCGTGCCCGACGACGTAATGTTGATTTGACGGTCGTTACCGTTGTACGACAAACTTGTGGACACGACACGGAACAAACCGTTCGCCGTCGAAGACAAATCATCCAGTTCTGCGTTCACCGCATCGAACATCGAGATGCGCGGGAACCTCGGACTCAGGGTGACGGTCGCCGCCGAAGCATGTGCCGCCGCAGTAGACCCGTTGAAACCCCGCTCAACCGTAAGCGTTTTGGTTGCCGGTACCGCCTCCCAAACGTAAAAGAGTTCTGAGTCAACCTCAAATACAGAACCAGTGCGAAGCCCGCCAAGATCGTAAGTAAGCACAACAGTTGTCGTGCTACTGTCAAGGCTCGACGCCAATCTGTTGCGTTCTTCAACGACCCCTGCCAACATCTGACGCGACGCCCTGTTGAGGATCGTCGCAACCGTAGTCATCAGTACCCTGCGTAACTCCCAAACTGTGCGCGAGCCGAAGACTTCATCGTGCGCTTACCCTTCTTGAACTTGGGGGCACCCTTTTGTTCTTTGCTTGGCGCACCCTTCATTGGGGCTTTCTTCTTTTTTTTGTTCTGCATTGGGCAACTCCTGTTGGTGGGACGACGGTAGTTTAGCAGTCCCACTTACGCAAAGCGAGAGCCTTACGGGTAGGGCGACCTTTGGAGTCTTTCATCGGCCCAGGCATACCTGACATGCGGGCACAGAAAGACTTGCGGCGGGCAGCAGCCTTCGGGGATCGTTTCGCCTGAGCAGCCGACACCGGCGGCTTCAACGTGCCACCAGTCTGACGCTTGTACGACGCTCGACCTTTGGCGTTCAAACCGCCGGAAGGATTCTTGCCTTCTTTGCGTTGCCACGCCGCAGTCTTAGCCATTACCGATACCTCTTTGTTTTCTCGGCTATTTTCTTTGGTTGCTTCACGAACTGTTTGCCAGCCCTGTTACCTTTGGCTTTCGCACGGTTCGTCGCCGCCTTCTCCGCAGGCGACAACGCCTTCCATGCCGCATCAGGCAAATAACGTTTCTTGCCTTTCGACGGCGAACCGTCAGACGTGCGCCACTTCTGTTTCGACCAGTTGCGTAGCGACTGTTGCGATTTCGCCAACGGCATCAGCGGTATCCCCCACCGGCTTTCTTGTATTCGGCGGCAAGCAACTGTGCTTTGCGGGCCGACCACTGACCAGGATCGCCGCCACGCGACCCAGCCTTGATTTTGTTGAACAAGCGTTTACGCATCTCAGGCTTAGTGTAGTTGCCTGCTTCGTTCACGCGGGATTTGGTTTTCTTCTTGGCTTTCATTAGTTTGCTGTTGCCTCCAGACGGGCGGACCCGTCTATCGTTTCTGGTTGTCCACCAGTCTTGCGTATCCTCTTGTATGCGTCAAGGTCTTTATCCAAGATTTTTTCCTTTTGGTTCAGGTCCGCCACCTCTTTTCGGGTTGGCATTGCCGAACCAGAAATGACTACGTGGGCTATCCGGCAGGCAAAACAGCCCTCAACATCAAGGTTTGGATGGGTTTCCCTATGTTTCATGTCCCCTGCCACCTGTTAGTAGAACGTGCCAGCCGCGTCGCGGAACGGCATGAACTTGCCGGTAAACGCCGACGAGAACCCGATAATCACCGTGTCCAACCCGCCGACGATGATTGAGCCTGTGGCAAGCCCAGCAAGCGAACCAAGCGGATCGGCGTTGGAAACAAAAGCTTCGCCTTCGCTTTCGATTCCAACCTCGCCAGCCACATCGTTTAGTTGGGCTATTCGGTTCATCACGAACACAATCCCCTTGCCGACCGTACCCGCAATCGTGTTCAACGCCCCCAACAACTCTTTGCCGTCCGTACCAGCCAACGTGTTCGCCACACCCTGAGCCGCCTTACCAGACGTGCCAGCCAACCTGTTCAACTCACCCTGCAAACTCACGTCAAATACTCTCCATAACCAGCCGCAGTCAAATCGGCGGCCTCCGCATCAGTCACAATGTTGTCGTGGCCACCGTGATAAAGAATGGTGAAATCGCTCGGATTCCGTTGGTCGATTTCGCTAAACGTACCGTCCGTCAACTTGTAGACGTTACGGCCACGCGGATCAGCGGCATAATGCCGAAACAAACTGTGTCCCAAACCGACACCGTTCGGGTCCGCGTAGCGAACCAGGTTGTCTGTTGGTGGACGGAACGTTGGCATAGCAACATTCTAACAGAAGTGGGAGGGCGGGGCAGGGGAGGAAACCCCGCCCCCCACCAATGTTGTGTGCTACTAGCTGTTCGCGCCGATGCTCGACGAGGACTCGATGCGACGCAGCGACGCCTCACGGAAGCGGGCGTAGCCACCCAGCCAGTACCAACCGACCGGTTGGAAACGGCTGAGGACATCGACCACTGGACCGCGAACGACACGCGGGAACGGACCGTTGCCGTCCACGACGCTGTGCGCCTTCGCTAGAGCCTGACGGCCACAGATGTGCGTGCAGTACACGTCAATCGTGCCCGCCGAACCTGAACCGTTCGAGGCGTCCGTGAAGATTTTGGCTCGCGGAGTCTCGATGAAACGGACACCTTCGAACGCGCCGACTTCACCGTTGTAGATACCGGCGGGGTCGCTGTACACGTGCGGGTCACGCCACGAGGCGACACCCGTTTCACGGCGCAGGTCGAACGACACGTCGGGGTGAATGTAACCCATGTACATGCCGTTGAACGACACCGCGTTCGCGCTGCGGAGGGCCGACACGATCTTGCGAACGTCGTTCGCTTCGATGATGTCTTCCACCTGGACCGTGGTGCGGCTTACCGGATCGGATGAGCCGCCACCGCCGAAGATGACGTTGGTGCCAGCGGCGAGAACATCGCGAATGATTGAGTCAATCGAGATGCCTGCGTTGTAGCCGACGATGTTCGCCGCTGCTGCATCGACATCGAGGAACGAGGTGCCACGCAACTTGGCGGTCGTGTTCACCGCGTTGCCGTACTCGGCAAGGGTGACTTC